ATGTGCCACCGGCTGGACCTGAACGATGCCGTCATCATGCACCGCTACCATGGCGGTATCCACGCCGGGTGGAACAATGCCGTCAAAGCAGGTGTATCGTTTGTCAGTGGCGATACACATAGCCTGGAAGTGAAGCCCATGGTGGACATGAGGGGCCGCCGGTACGGTGTGCAGACTGGCATGCTTGCAGATCCTCATTGGCCATGCTTCGGATACATGCAGGGTAACACCCGGCTGTGGACCCCAGGCTTTTCGGTGCTGACATGGAGGAATGGAATGCTGATGCCGCCAGAGCTTTGCGAAGTGATCAATGGAGTGGCGTGGTTTCGCGGCCAGGAACTCGCCGGCAAGCCCCGCATCCGGGTTCAGGCGGGTCGATCGGCATGAAGGGCGAGGGCAAGAACCAGATTGCCGAAGCCGCCCGAAAGGCCCTTGAGGATGTCTTATCCCGTAACCCTTCAGTGCTGCTGATCGTGTACGAAACCGATAAGCAGGTGGGCTACGCCAGCGTGCCAGCATCCTCTTCCGTGGCCATGGGGCTCTACATCGCCGTGGGGAATGTGCTGATGCCGAGCGGTGAATAATTTTTTTTAAAAAATGCGAGATAGGGTGTTGCGCCCTACCTCGCATGGTGCCATAAAGCTCTCACGGCGCTGGTGCCGGTTTGAAGGATCAAGATCATGAACGAAGTCCAGATTAACTCCATCGTCCCGAGCAATGTGTTTTCCTTCTCTGGCCGCGAATTTGTGGCCACCGCTTCGGCCTGCGAGGCGCATGGCGTGAGCAACCGCCTCGATTACGCCGAAGGCCAGTGGTTCTTTCACATCCGTTCCGCGAAGACCGGCAAGTTGGCCAAGTTTGTTCGCACCTCTGAGGTTTACGAAAACGGCAAGCTGCAATCCGTTCGCTTCATCTGCCAGGAACATGGCGGCCTGTTGGCCACGATCATCAACGACTAAAACCCAAGGGGGCTTCGGCCCCCACCACCCTTTCATCATCAGAACAGGATCAAGATCATGAAATACGCTAACAAGCTTGGCTACACCGACGTGAACCCTTACGAGGTGATCCGCCAGATCAGCCCCAAGACCATTGAAATTCGCGCCATGAAGGCCGAGCGCGACGATTCTTGGAAAATGGACTTTGTGCCCGGCGGGTTTTTCGGCACGGTGGTAAACCAGCGTGACCAGAAGTGGTTCATCAGCAGCGACCTGGAGCGCAAGGTTATCCGCATCCGCCTGCGCCGCGATGGCCAGTGGTATGACCGCCACGACAACCGCTATTCGCTGGACGAAAAGCCGGTCAAATTTTACGATTACAACTTTTGAGAGACTACCCCCGGCGAAAGTCGGGGGCCCATACCCATATACAACATTGAAAAATAAAGGATAACTCAGATGACCAAGGCCATACCACTCACCCGCCATCACCTTGAACGGGAGGTTAATCGCCTCCGTTACGAGGCCAACCTCGCATACCTCGATGGTCGCACAAAACGCTATCGAGACCTGCACAAGCGCGCCGACGCACTCGAAGCGCAAGCCCGCAAGCTAATGTCGGAGGCCTGAGCCATGCGTGCTGAAAAACGATATGCTCAACAACAAAATCAGCAATTCCGCGCCAGACGATCTCAGGCTGACCGCAAGGCATACAAGCTTGAGATGCAGCGACAGATTAAAGCACTTAACAAATTGTCTGATCGACCAGATGAACGAATGGCGTTATCTATTCGGTTGGAGATGTTCAATCGAGCAATGTTAGCCGATGGTAATCGCACTGCTATTTTCCCCAGTTTTGAAGCGTGGGAAGCAAATCATGGTGATTTAGAATTTGTACGAAAAGTTCTAGATTACCAAGAAAGCCGCAATCGTCATGTGGTGGATGTCTAATCCCAACAAACCCCTGGCGAAAGCTGGGGGTTTTTCGTATATGCAGGGGCAGGAGAACTCAAATGCCCAACGCCCCCGCCCCCAAGCGCAAAGGAAAGCCAGCGAAGCCCGCCGCGCCTGCGGCGGTGGTGAAGGCTAAGGTTGGTCGTCCATCAAAGTATGATCCCAAGTTCTGCGACCTGATTGTCGAGGTTGCGAGCCGGGGCGGAAGCATGGCTGCAATGGCCGAAGCCTGCGATGTTCTGCGTTCAAACCTGTACGAATGGGCAGAGCAACACCCTGAATTTTTGACAGCGCTAGGTCGAGCAAAACAGGCCGAGCAAATCTTCTGGGAAAACATGGGCTTACAAGGCCTCCATGCCGACCGCTTCAATGCCATGGTTTGGAAGACCAGCATGCAAGCCCGGTTCCGCGAGGATTACACCGAGCGCAAGGTCCAGGAGGTCACCGGCAAGGATGGCGGCGCCATCCAGACTGAGGTCAAAACCACCATCGACGCCACCGCCCTGGCCCCAGAGGCTCGTGCAGCCCTGCGCGCCGCGCTGAAGGCGGCGAAGGACAACGAGTGACCAAGCTGATCAAGATCGACGGCATGACCGTCGATCCCAGCGATGCCCTCCTCCAGCTTGATCGCGCCGACTGCGAGGAGAGCCTAGCGGCCTTTGTGCGCCTCGCTTGGCATATCGTCGAGCCAGGGCAGGCCTATGTCCATGGCTGGCACATCGACGCCCTGTGCGCTCACCTGGAGGCCGTCACAGCAGGCGAGGAGATCGACGGCACCAAGCTCAACCGCCTCCTGATTAACATCCCCCCAGGCACGATGAAGAGCCTCCTGGTGGGCGTGTTCTGGCCTGCGTGGGAGTGGGGGCCGCAGCGCATGCCCCACCTGCGCTACCTGTGCGCCAGTCACTCTCAGAACCTCGCCATTCGCGACAATGTGAGGATGCGCCGGCTGGTGGTGTCGGAGTGGTATCAGGCCTGCTGGCCTCATGTCAGCTTGGCGAAAGACCAGAACGCCAAGCTGAAGTTTGAAAACACCAGCATGGGCTTCCGCGAAGCTGTGGCCGCCGGCACCATCACTGGCTCGCGTGGTGACAGGGTGATCATCGATGACCCTCACAGTGTCGAGAGCGCGGCATCAGAACAGCAGCGCCAGTCAACCCTGGATTGGTTCCTTGAGGCAGTGCCCACCCGCCTCAACAGCCCCAAGAACTCCGCGATCATCGTGATCATGCAGCGCCTGCACGAAGAGGACGTGAGCGGCACGATCCTCGACAAGGGCCTGCCCTACACGCACCTGATGCTGCCGATGGAGTTTGAGGCCGACCGCGCCTGCTCCACCCCAGTCGAGTGGTGGCCAGAGTGGTCAGATGAGCCAATTCCCTTCGCGGATCCGCGCAGCGAGGATGGCGAACTGCTATTTCCGGAAAGATTTCCGGCAGATGTGGTCGAGCGCGACAAGGCGGTCATGGGCCCCTACGCCGTTGCCGGCCAGTTGCAGCAGCGGCCCGAGCCTCGAGGGGGCGGCATCATCAAGCGTGAGTGGTGGCAGCTATGGGAGCATGACGCCTACCCCGCCATGGACTTCATCGTCGCCAGCTTGGACACCGCCTACACCACCAAGTCTGACGGCGACTACAGCGCCCTGACCGTCTGGGGCGTGTTCAGCGGCGACGTGATGGCCCGAAGCGTCAAGACTGAAGATGGTGTCGAGCGCGCGTACACCCAGCAGCACCCGCGTGTTATGCTTATGACCGCCTGGGCCGAGCGCCTCGAGCTTCACGAACTGGTGAAGAAGGCCGCCGACACCTGCCGATCGATGAAAGTCGATCGCCTTCTGATCGAGAACAAGGCCGCCGGCATCAGCGTGGCGCAGGAGATCCGCCGCCTGTTTGGCCACGAGGACTGGGCGGTGATGCTCATCGACCCGAAGAGCCAGGACAAGCTATCCAGGCTCTATTCCATCCAGCACCTGTTTGCCGAAGGCATGGTATTCTCCCCTGACCGCGCCTGGGCCGATAAGGTCATGACGCAGGTGGGCGCCTTTCCCCGTGGCAAGCACGATGACCTAGTGGACACCGTGTCCCAGGCTCTGCGCCACATGCGAGAGCTAGGCATGCTGACGCGCGGTGAGGAGTGGACCGCCCAGATGCAGGAGAGCATGCGCCATATCGGCAAAGACCCTGCGCCGTTGTATGGCGCGCCGTAACCATTTTCCTTCCACACTATTGGATGTTGTGTGATAAGGCCGCCGTGGTTACTTTGCCGGAAAGCAAGGACTGTTAATCATGCCCCTCGTTCCTGGCCTGAGCGCCAATATTCGTGAAGAAGCCGCGCCAGCCGCACCTCTGCCCGAGGCGGCTGATATCGAGATCATTGACGCTGATGAGGGCGCCGATGTCCCTGAGATGGATGACAAGGGCAATATCCTTCGCATCGATCACCCTGACGGCAGCATCACTGTCAGCCTGAACGGCAACCCGGTTGCCGACGCTGAGGATGACGAGAACCCGCCCGGCTGGTTTGATAATCTGGTCGATGAGATCGATGACCTCGAACTCTCCCGCATCTCCGATGAACTCATGCGCGGCATTTCCGACGACCAGCAGAGCCGCCAGGACTGGGTTGAAGACCGAGCCACCGGCCTGCGCCTCCTGGGCCTCAAGATCGAAATTCCAGGCCTCCAGGGGGCCGCTGACGGCGCTCCTGTGGAAGGTATGAGCCGGGTGCGTCACCCCTTGCTCCTTGAGGCTGTATTGCGCTTTCAAGCCAATGCCAGGAGCGAGTTGCTCCCCACCGACGGGCCGGTGAAAGTTCGCAACGACAGCAACAACGCCAACCTTGAGCAGGACCGGCTGGCCGATGCCCTTGAGAATGACCTCAACCACTACCTGACGGCGGTGGCCACTGAGTATTACCCCGACACCGACCGCATGCTGCTGATGCTGGGGTTCGGCGGCACCGCGTTCAAGAAGGTTCACTTCTGCCCCCTCCGCAATCGCCCGGTGTCTGAGACGGTGGATGCAGAAGACCTGATTGTGAACAACGCCGCCACCGACTTGAGCAACGCTAAGCGCATCACCCACCGGGTATATATGCGCCCAAGCGTGGTGCGGCGCATGCAGATCCTGGGCGTGTACAAGGACATTGACCTCCACACCCCCAACATGGCGCAGCTTGATAGCGTGCAGCTTGAAAAGCGCAGCCAGGAGGGCATTGCCGTCTCGGTCACAAACCCTGACGACCGCGACCGCGAGATCTATGAGTGCTACTGCGAGTTGGATATCCAAGGGTTTCATCACAAATTCAAAGGCAAGGTCACCGGCCTCGAAATCCCCTACCGGGTGACGATCGACGCCAGCACCAAGAAGATCCTGTCCATCGTGCGGAACTACGATGAGGACGGCGAACTGCCTGAGGCGCGCCAGAACTTCGTCAAGTACACCTTCGTGCCCGGCTTCGGGTTCTACGACATTGGCCTGCTGCACATCCTGGGCAACACCGTCAACGCCATCACGGCAGCTTGGCGCGAGTTGCTCGACGCCGGCATGTACGCCAACTTCCCCGGCTTCTTGATGGCCGAAACCGGCGCCCGCCAGAACACCAACATCTTCCGGGTTCCCCCAGGCGGCGGCGCCCTGGTGAAGACTGGCGGCCTGCCCATCAGTCAGGCCGTGATGCCCCTGCCATACAAGGAGCCCTCCCAGGCCCTGATGGCCCTGACCGAGAGCATGGCCCAGACCGGCATGCGGATCGGCGGCACGAGCGAGCAGGCGGTCGGTGAGGGCAGGGCTGACGCTCCGGTGGGCACCACGCTCGCCATGATCGAGCAGGCCCAGAAGGTGATGAACAGCGTCCACAAGCGCATGCACGCCGCCCAGGCCACTGAGTTCCAACTGCTGGCCCGGTGCTTCAAGGAGAACCCTGAGAGCTTCTGGCAGAAGAAGAACAAGCCCTCCTACGCATGGGATGAGCAGACGTTCTTGGCGGCCCTAAACGACTGCGAGTTGGTTCCCCAGGCCGACCCAAACACTGCGTCTCACACCCAGCGCATCATGAAGATCATGGCCCTAAAACAGCTTCAGGCGGCGCAGCCTGGGCTGTATGATCCCATCGCCATCGACAAGGCGGCGTTGCAGGCTATTGGCTGGAACAACCCCGAGCAGTTCATGGCGCCGCCTAGCGCGCAAGGTAAGATGCCGCCTGAGATCCAGGAGAAGATCGCTGAGTTTCAGCTTAAGCAAAAGGAGGTTGGGATTAAGGAGATGGAAGCCCAAGCCCGTTCTCAGAAACTGCAAGCAGACGCAGCACTCGACCAAGCGAAACTTCAATTTGACATGCAATCTTTCGGTGCC